TGGAATAAAAAACTTAAACGCTTTTCAAGATAAGTTAAAGAAAAGAATGGTTACTAATCCTGAGAAACATTTAAAAGGGTTAGTGCAAAGAAGCACCACATTAGTTGAAGGCACAGCTAAATCAAGTATTGTTAGTGGAAGCCCTTCAGGAGAAACTTACGAGAAATACAATCCTAGAAGAACACATACCGCTTCTGCTGCAGGACAACCGCCTGCTAGTGATACTGGTTATCTTGCACAAAACATAACAAGCCAAGTTAAATCAGAAGGCACTAAAGTTATTGGTCAGATAGTTGCATCTGCTCCTTATGCAAAGGCATTAGAGTTTGGAACATCACAGATGCACCCAAGACCTTTCATGCATCCTGCGCTTAATAAAAACAGAGCAAAAATAAATAGGATATTTAAAGCAGGGGGTTATCTTAAATAATGGCTATAGGTCAATTTGCATTACAGTCCGCTATTTACAGTAGATTAAATGGCGATAATACCCTTACCTCTACACACGGAGCAGGGGTATATGATGAAGTACAAGAAGGAAACAGCTATCCTTTTATAACTATAGGCGAAGAAACAGCCATAGATTACAGCACCAAAGACGTAGATGGTGGGGAATTAACAATCAATATTCATGTTTGGTCTCAATACAAAGGGAGCAAAGAAACAAAAACAATCATGGACAGGATTCATGATTTGTTGCATGATTACAGTCTTACTGTTACTGGATATAACCTAATTAATAGCAGGTTTGAATACAGCGACATTATGAGAGACCCTGATGGGGTCACAAGGCACGGAGTTATGAGATTTCGTGCAGTTATATTAGGTACTTAATTAACTACTAACTACCGAAATAACACAGTTGGCAGATGCCTTTTTTATTAATTAGAAGGTAATTAAATACTACCTTCGTAATTGGAGCATAATATGGCAGCGCAGAAAGGTAGTGCTATGTTAATGAAAGTAGGGAACGCAGGTTCTCCTGAAACTTTCACAACAATAGCAGGTCTAAGGTCAACAAGTCTTACAGTTAATAATGAATCCGTAGACGTTACTAATAAGGACAGTTCTAACAAAAGAACTTTATTAGCAGCAGCAGGAGTTCAATCTATTAGTGTTTCAGGCAGTGGTGTATTCACTGATGGAGCAAGCGAAGCAACTTTAAAGACAAACGCTTTAGCAGACACACAGAACAATTACCAATTTTTAGTTCCTGACTTCGGTACATTCACAGGTGCTTTCCAAGTTACTTCCCTAGAATATGCAGGTGAGTACAACGGAGAGGTCACTTACAGTGTATCTTTTGAAAGCGCAGGTACTATTGCATTCGCTCAAGTCTAATCATGGCTTGGGAGCAGGTAAAAGTTAAAGGCAGTAAAGGTAACATCCCTGCTATGATTAATGGGGATGTCCTTGAAGTAGCCAACCAGTTAGGAAAAGACCCATCTGAAGTTAAGGTAGATGGTAAGTCCTATAAAATATCGTCTTTATCACTAGATGAAAGAGATGATGTATTAACAATCAAACTTGCAATGGCAAGTACAAATAAGGAGAAGTCAGATGACAAACCCACTAAAGGGCGAGATTGAGATAGAGTTAGGCGGTGAAACTTACAAATGTAGGCTCACCATAGATTCACTGGTTAAGATAGAAGATGAACTTGATAAAGGGATTCTTGAATTAGCTAATGATATATCACAGGCAAGAGTAAGAGTTAAAACTTTGATAACAGTTTTAAAGTATGCTCTAAGAGGTGGTGGTAATGATTTTGATGAAAAAAATATAAAAGAAATTATCACAAAATCTACTATATTAGAATCATCAACTATAGTTGCACAATTATTAGCAGATTCATTAACAGACCCTGAAGCTGCAGAAGAAGGTGGTGAAGAAAAAAAGCCACTGGAGACACAAGAATAGAATGGGAATTATATATGCAAATTTGTCTTGGCATGATGATGATGCGACCAAAGGATTTTTGGGATATGTCGCCTAGAGAAATGTGGGAAGCTGTAAAAGGTTTTAAACAATTTCATGCAGCAGAACAAGAAAAACCTATGACAAGTGCTGAACTAGAAAATTTAATGGAACTATACCCTGACGAATAATGGCTACTGTAGACGAACTAATTGTTGAAATTAAGGCTGATACAAAAGACCTTAGAAGAAAACTTGATAAAACAAATAAGCAATTAGATAAGACAAGTAAAAATTCAAAAAAAGCAGGTAAAGACATGAATGCTGCTTTTTCAAAAGGTGCTGTTGCAGCAGTTGCCTTAGGTGCTGCAGCACTCAAACTAGGTTCAAATATAGTTCGTGTAGGAATGGAATTTGAAACTTTAGGTGTTTCTATAAATAAAGTTTTTGGAGGAATGGAAAAGGGCAGAGTTGCAATGGATAGAGTTTTACAGTTTGCTGAAACAACACCTTTCCAAGTAGAAACTGTAACAAAGGCTTTTATTGCTCTTAAATCAGCAGGTATAGAGCCTAATGAAAAACAATTACAAACCTTTGCTGATACAGCATCAGTTGCTACTGATACGCTAGGTACATTTGAAGCCTTAATTAAATTAACACAAAGGTCTGTTGGTGGTGGATTAGGTTTAGAAGAACTTAATATGATTTCAGATAGAGGTATAGACGTATTTACTATATTTAGTGATAGATTAGGTTTAACAAGAGCAGATATAGCAGATTTTGGAAAAACTGCAGAAGGTGCAGCACTTTTAGTCAAAGCCTTAACTTCAGGATTGCAAGAACGATTCGGTGGAACTATGGCTGATTCAATGGACACTCTTGCTGTAAAAACTTCCAATTTAGAAATCGCATGGAAGAAATTAATGAATGAAATTTTCCTTTCTGGCTTAGATAGTTTGTTAAAAGATGCTGTTGACAATATATCAACCTTCTTAAATAGAATAGCTGATGCGATAAAAGAATACAGAGAAACTGGTTCAGTTGGCTTCTACACTATGTATGGAAACAGAGACTTTAATACAGACGGAAGCACTGGTAGTAATACTGCACCACCAGTTGACGAAGCAGAAGTAGAAAGAATAAGGCTTATGGGTAGGGAGTTAAGATTAAGAACAGAATTATTAGGTCTTTATAGAAAATCACAAGACCCATTAGAAGATATAAAAAACCTTATGAAAGAAGGCGATGAAGCACTTAAACCTTTCTTTGACAGGATGAAAAAAATGGGTCAAATAGATGAAAAATTAACATTTGATAATTTCAAAGAGTCTATAGATGACATGGTAGATAAAGCAGATGATGTAGAGGGAGCAGCACAAATTATGACTCAAGCGATAGTGTCTGCTTCACAGGCTTTTGCTATGGATTTTGTTGATGCTTTAATGAATGCAGAAAGTGCTCTTGACGCATTTAAAGATTTTGCAAAAAATTTAGTTAGTCAAATTATTGCTATATTTTTACAAATGGCAGTTATAAATAGAATACTTAACACAGTTTTTAGTGGACAAATAGAAAGTGGTAACATGGAAAAATTACCTACTTTTGACTTTGGTGCAAGTGGTAAAACCTTACAAAGTGGAAGTCCTTATGTGGTAGGAGAAAGGGGTGCTGAGATTTTTGTTCCTAATACTGGCGGAACTTTAATGAACAACATGAACAGCAAAAACGCTATGGGTGGTGGTTCACCAGTTATAGTTAATCAATCCATAAACTTTGCAACAGGTGTTGTGCCAACAGTTAGAGCAGAGGTTACAAAGATGCTACCTCAAATATCAGACGTTACTAAGGGGGCAGTGTTAGAAGCAGCAGTGCGTGGTGGTTCATTTAGAAAAGGATTAATGGGCGGTGGCTAAGTTAATAGCAATGCCAAGCACTCCTAATTTCACTAGGAGTAATTTCAGTTTGTTTAGAGCAATAGGACAAACAGCTTCCCCTTTTACTGGCAAACAACAAACACAAGAATACGATGCGGTTTATTGGACTGCAGATTTAACTTTGCCTGCCATGAACAGAACACAGGCTAAAGAATGGCAATCTTTCCTTTTGCAATTAAAAGGC